TCCGCTTCCCAGCGCCCCCTTTCTCCCAGTCGCCATGTTCCTGGGGCGAAGCTCCTGAAAACCGGGAGTCGTCCTTCATGCAGTAAGCCCGCGCGTCTTCTCGGGTTCCGCGCCGTGTCTCCCAGTGTGCAGTCGGTAGTAGTTTCTTGACTGCCGATAGACGTTTCATCTTCCCGAATTCCGTATAGCCTTGGTAGTGCCGTTGTCCAGTCGTTGCGATTTCCGGTTGCCAGACAGTATAGCGGTGGTCTTTGTCCGTTAAGAGCGTTTTGAATACAGATTCTGCAGGGTTCTCGCTCCAGTCGCTCACGTGCTGTGTCCAACACCAGTGCCTTGCTGTCGCCGTTGCCTTTCTTTTCTTCCGTTCGGGTGCAGCTTTGGCTTCGCCATCTACGAATTGGGCCATAGTTCATTGTCGTCTTGAGAAGTGACGGTTGTTTTGAGTATTTAAAAAATTTTCAGTTTTTATAGACGATTTTCAAATTTGGCTTATAGACGCGTCTATAACCCTATTTTGGTCATAAAGACGCTCAATGTTATTTTTCGTTAGGTAGGTAACCGGTTATTCTGGTTAATCGGTTAATACCCTATAAGCGTTATCATACTGGTTAATAAAGAGCGCGAAGCGCGATCCGTCGTCTAGACACTCGCCGAAGGCGATAGAATCCTGTATCATGGTGGGGGTCAGTATTACCCCCCACCTCGATACATTGATACACCTTGATACGTGTATCTATGTTTTTTTCACCTCGCTACACAGTTGTTTATTTTGTGGCTGGCTATTTATTTGATCATTTTTCAAATGGCTTTGAATTATGTCACTCGCAAGAATCGTCGGTACCGTTCGTCGCGTATCCGCGCTCGTTCCCGCGCCTTCCGTTTGCGTCGTGGTCCTGCTCGCATCCGGATGTCCCGTTTTGCCCGTCGTGCTCGCCTTCGTCGTTTCCGCTCTCGTTCTCGTCGTGGCCGTGGCTCTCGAGGCTCTAATGCCGCGCGTGCCCGCTTGATGAACTTGTTGCAGCCTACTCAGCGTTTTACTTCTCAACATTTGATGGTTGTTGACGGCACCAGTGCTAGTGATGATTATGGTGTAACGAATACCTATTTTGCCGGTGCTGTTCGTAATCGTGGAGACGATACTACATATCCTGGATATGCTAGTACTCTTAATGTGGATGCCTTGCTTCGCATCGCGCATGATCTTGTTCCCAATCCTCCCCCGTTTTCTGTACGCTTGACTGTTCCTAAGTCTCGGTTGCAGTATACTTTGTACAACCGTACGACAGCTGCTACCGATATTACTGCGTATTATTTGCAATGTCGTCGTGACCTTCCGAATGCGCATAGCATTTACGATGTAATTGAGATTCTCAGTACTGGTTTTGTTGCTGCTGGTGTCGGTGACACTACGACTGGTCAAGGCTTGCTCCGTGCTGATTTGAGTCCTTTTGACTCTAGCAATCTTTGCTCTTATTTCAGCATCTACAAGGTCAAGTCTCGCCATATGCCTCCTGGCACTACTGCGAAGTTCAACATATCTGATTCAAAGATGCGTTACATTGATGTTGGCCGTGTTATTTCACCTGATAGTGCATCGGAGACTTTTCTGACTGCCGATGTTACTGTTGCTTGGCTCAAAGGCAGCAAATGTATTTTGTTTCGTAACGTTCCGCAGTTAGCTCAGAACGATACTACGGAGGTCATTACCTCCGCAAAAGGAAGCATCCAAATGCTTGTTGTGCATCGCCTGACGTACAAGTTCACTCAGCCCATTGGCCTTGCTGTCAACTACTTTGGCTCTACTGGTGTATCTGATGCCGCTGCTCCAGTTGAGATTATTTCTGAGACTACTGGTCTTAAGGGTACTGAAGTCAAGCCTGTGTAATATAAATTGTTTTTATTAAATATAAACGTCGTCAAACCAATCGTTTCCGTTTGGTAAGCTAGGTAGTGGATCGATGTTAGCTTCTGTTGGTGGCCCGTAGTCTTGGTCTTGTTGTTCTTGGGTGTAGCGTCTTGTAACAGGTCGTCGAGGCCACTTGTGCTTGTATGTTTCGTCGCCCATGAGCGTGATTGTCCCGAATTCCACCAGTCGCCGTTCCAGTGCGTCCCATCCGTTTGGGTCCTTGTACCAGCTCCAGGGTGGTCGATTGCTCGTGATGTACACCCGTTTCCATGCCTTGAAAGTGGTGCCTCCTTTGATTTGTAGTTGGCATTGGTAGCGATCCAGGTATCGTAGCAGCACTCCGTGTTTTACTCCGCCGTAGAAGTCGTCCAGTAGAATGGCATCTTGCCCATGATACCCGTCCCACCAGATTTGATCTGAATCAAATAAGCATAAAGCATATAGAGAGTACTTACTTTGTGAGTTGTTGGTTTCCAGCACGAAGATTTCTGGTTCTTGTTCCCATACGGCCTTAGTCTTCCCGCAGCCCGATTCCCCCCAGTACACCGTCAACCCAGGCGGTGTTTGCTCGCGACTCTTCCCATAGTTCAGTACTGATCGTACCTTGTCGACCGCGCGGTGATACTTGAAATAAGACGATGTATGGTTCTCCAGTAACTTCTCGTCGCTGTGCCCTTCTTTGATGTCTTCGTACAGCTTCCGGAGGTCGTTCCGCTTCCCAGCGCCCCCTTTCTCCCAGTCGCCATGTTCCTGGGGCGAAGCTCCTGAAAACCGGGAGTCGTCCTTCATGCAGTAAGCCCGCGCGTCTTCTCGGGTTCCGCGCCGTGTCTC